GTCAATTTAGCTGACACAGTTGCATTTTATCTGAAAACTGTAAATTCTCGTGATCAACGTCTCCTTTATGACCGTGCAATTAACTTTTTGCGTAAAGGGGGTGTTCATAGCTACAAACTTCAACATGAGGTTGCAACAAGAGCAGTTGCATACTCATTAATGTATTACAATGTAGATACATTAAAGATTGAAGAGGATGCTATCGATCACACAAACTGAGGATGCCCTATTATCAAAAGTAGTGTCAATGGAGATTCTACCACATTGACGGTCACGACAGAGATAAACATCAAAGATAAGGGCTACATTAAAGGTAGATACAAATTACAAGCAAAACAGTACACAGCAATAGAGTCGGTGGTTCCTCAATCACAATATTTGTTACCTCTATTTAGTTTAGTGAATGCTGTTAGAGCAGTGATGGAGAGGGTGTTTTGGATTAAGAATCCATTATTGGGCATATTTACCCCTCCACCGGTACCAAAACCAAATGCCTTTAGAAGAATGTATTGGATACGAAACAAAATAACGGAACTGGTGCTACTGAGCATCAAAGGCTGGGCCACACCCCTAACACCTGAAGGATGGTTAATGAGGGTCCCTCGAGCTAAATTTATGTTATACAAAAACGCACAGACCAAACAAGCAGGTTTGCCTGTCGACAAAAGCCAATCCAATGTAAAATCTTTTATAAAAATTGAAAAAACTGAATGTGGGAAAAAGAAATCACCAGTTTTTCGAGTCGTTTCACCACGACCTCCGGCTTATAATGAGGCAATCGGGAGATATATTAAACATGTAGAACATGATATATACCACGCATACGATGAAATGCTAAATGAAGGTGAAACACACACAAGTCCAACCATAGCAAAGGGTTTGAATTCCAGAGAAGTAGCAGATGCTATAAAGATCAAGTGGGATTCATTCGATGAACCTGTTGCAATTGGATTGGATATGAGCAGATTTGATCAACATATCAGGGAGTTAGCACTTAAATTTGAACATGG